GATAAAGTCTTTCACTGAACAGTTTCTCCCAACCATATTCACTATCTGGGTTAGCAGGATATGCACTATCTTCTGAACAGTTAGGATTATCTGGATCAAGTTGATTATGTTCTGGATACATACAAGCAGAAGATGAATAGAAAACTTTAGTTCTATTCACACCAAACTCCATATTTTTTTGTCGAACAGAATCTAGAACATTTAGATTGATTGTTGCTGAGTTGTGCATAACATCTGCATCATGATCACCAGTAAAAATATAACCAGCACCACCCATATCTGCTGCAAACTGGTAGATTTCATCAAATGTTATATCAAACTGTTTTGCAAATGTTTGATATGGATTTCTATTAGCGCCTGCCCATCCAACCACTTCATAAACATCTTGATGATTACGAAGGTCGCGAATGACAAAATGATCTGCGCTAGACTTTGCGTATTCAGGATATTTAAGATCAACACCTCTAACCCAGTATCCTTCAGACTTCAATCTGTTTACCATATGATTGCCGATGAAACCACCAGCTCCTAAAACAAGTGCAGTTTTCATATTTTTTTACCTCACATACCAAAACCAAGTTGTTGTATAGCAAACTTGGATTGGTGTTCCAATTTTAATCTTATGTCTGAAGTTCTTTAATGCAGACTTAACACTCTGTGATTCATGTCCATTTCCACAAAATATTCCACCAGACTTAACATTCTTGTAGTATAACTCAAGATTCTCTTCTGTGCAAGAAGATTTTTCAATACAAACAATATCCCTTCTCTTATCTTTGGATATACCAAAATCTATTTTGCCTTTAAAAGATTTTGTGTTGTCATCAAACATTCTTTTGTACTGTTCAGTAGTATCATCATATTTGTTGACAATATTAATTTTGATAATCTTATTGTTATTCTCTAAAAAGTTATATGCGTTTTCACCTTTCAGATCATTAACGATAAGCATTGCAAGCTTATCTTCTCTCATTCTTTTTGTATAGTTGCCGATTGAGAAAGATATTAGATTTGTATTTGGCCACATTCCAAATGTCTTTAGATGTTCTATATCAAACAATTCAGGATTCATATTTCTTCTCCATAATATCTTTCAGTCCATTTACGCGATCATATTGATGAACGATGCAATATGATCTACCATCATCAGTTGTCACAACGCCATCTTTAATCTTTGGTTGGTTGTCTTCATAAATTGCTGCATAGTTGCCAGGGTTGTTCTGATACATCAAACCTAAATCACCTTTACCAGACTGAACCGCACCGAGTGTAGTGCCCAACTGAATGGCCCAATCGTCGCTGTTGTTTGTGAAAAGTGTATCTTCTTTAAATGGCGATTGATTAAGAATGAAGTTATACACAGCCTGATCAACAATAGGAATAGGACGATTGACGCTCAGATGAAATATGAAAGACAATAGTCCTTTAACTGAACTTGTTTCACCTGCAATAGTACCCACATTGAATATGAAATTATTCTTGATCTTTTCATGGAAGAAGGGTCCAAACGAATCGTAGAGATTTTTATTTCCCCATGGTTCATTCCGATATCTCATTCCTTCTGAAGAAGCAACTATAAAATGTGAAACTAGATTATCTAACAACCAATCTGATGGATTCGACTGAAACACAACATCTCTTGTATCAGTGGTTATAACGTGTGAATATTGTTCTTTCATATTTTCAAGATAGTTCCACAAATAGAAAAATCTTTCAACATGAGGTGCATTATTATTGGGAGTTTCTATGTCACCATTTGCGTTCTGCTTACCATACAATGATAAAAGAACGCCTTCGCCAGATAATTTTTTAATAGTCTCAGCTTTAAGGTTTGTTCCTACTATTGCAACATCACCTTGAAATCCACTCTTTCGTATTGAGTTAACCCAATACTTCAACTGATCCCATGTATAGTTACTGGCTCCACCTATAATCAAATCTTTCATTATATTTTCCTCGCGTAAAAATCATCACATGCAGATAGTTCAACAAACTTACGTTCATATCCATATGAAGTGAGCAAATCATATATCTGATCTCTATATGATTGTATATAGTTATGTTCTACTGTGATGTATTGAATGTTATACTTTTTATTCTCACGAAAGAACACGTTCAATATGCCGTATTCAGTACCTTCAGTATCAATAGAAAGATAATCAATGTGTGATGGTGATTCGTACTTGTCTAACATATCAAGCAGAGAAATCGTATTGACCTTGATTACATTATTGGTAACTCTTTTCGATGCATGTTCATCGTTTGTGCCAAAACCTTTTACTGTAGATAGGTCAGGCGCATCTGTTAGAAGAAACTCTAGTGTCTCACCAGATTTAATCCAGACACAATCTAGCGATACATTACACGACCTATTCTTGAGAAGATCGTTTTTCCACACAGTGCATGGTTCAGCTACAATGCCTTTCCATCCATATTCCTTCTCAAGAATATATGTGTTGTTTATTGTTCTACCATCTGTTGCACCAAAGTCAACAAAGTATCCAGCTCTCTTATCTTGAGTTTCATATAGAACCCAAGCATCTTGTCTATTTTGTCCTATAAAATTTGTTTTACTACAAAAATTGATAAAATCATTTATTTCATCCATGGAAAAATACCTTCATAATGAATACGTTGACTCTCATTACCCCTGATGAAAAACTCTTCGTTTACAGATTTTGGATTACCATCTAGACGATAACATAATGTGTGTTTACCACTTGTATCATACTTAGCGAAGTCTTTAACGTTGTAGAAAAAGTGACGATCACCTCCCCAACCATGATGCCAGAATTGACATACTCTAATTAGAAACTCTCGACGAAAAGCAAATGACGATGTGTCGATCAGATATTCTGGTTTTTCATGAGTGAAATATATAGGCCACTTACCTAAGCTTTCACAGTTATCTTCGCATAAGTAATTTTTTTCTGGATCATAAATCTTGCGAAGAGAGTATGCAAAATCATTTCCCTCTTCAAGAGTTTTCACTAGAGTTTCAACATGATTAGGTTCGTACCAATTATCTTCATCAAGAAAGAAGATGTAGTCTGAGTTGATGAGATGAGGAAAAGCCGCATAGATACGATGACCATAAAATCCATTTGCACCAGTGTTCTCATGCAAGACATAGCTAGAAAGATTAAGATTAGCAGAAGGTCTCATAGGAATATTCTCAGCTAGGTTATCTGCTGCTTTCGGACCATCTACGATGATAAGATGTTGAACGTGTTCGTATGTTTGATTTTTAACACTCTCAACAGCGTCTTCAAGTTTTACTGATCCAGTTGTAGGTGTGATTACCGTAACAGTTTTAGGTTTCACAGGACCATCAATAAAATTATAGTTCATTCTTCATCCTTCATAAAATCATCAGTTACAAATACATGAACGTAGTATGGCTTTCGAAGCAAGCTCATTTGATTAATCATGTGCTTGCTGCCCCTAGATGTGCCATCCCAAACAATGACAGCAGCATCAGCATACTCCGCCATCTTACAATTGCGAATAGCACCAGCAGCTTTACCATATTGATCCCAAGGGGCGGGAAACTTTTTTACGGGAATGTTGTTTTGAAGTGCATAGTACTCACCGAGACTATCGGCGCCAACAGCACAACCAGAAACAATCTCAGAGATATCGAAACCACTCTTTTCAACTGCTTCGCTAATAGTAGAAATTTTAATTAATGATCTAGAACCTGCAACGATAACTTTCATTTCACCTCACCAATGACGAATAACGCCTGCAATAATAAAGATATTCGTTAGTATATAGAAGAGTATTATAATCGTTCTAACGACTGCAACTTTGTCAGCCTCATTATCAGAACTACCACTTTTTTCCCCAAGAGATTTAGCCCATAATCTCCACATCATTCACCTATTATATATCAAAGAAAGAGGGTCGTCAAGACCCTCTTGTGTTATTGTTGGCAGACAGCTTGTTTTGCAACGCTGTAGATATCTCCTCGGTTGAGTCCGATATCTGACAATTCGTCGTCTGTAAGTGCTTCAAGTTCGTTTCGGATTTTATTCTCTCTATGTCTTCTGTCCAATAGAGATACCACATCATTGATAAGTCTGACGAGCATATGATGTTATTTACCTTTCTCTGTGTTCAATATGGTTTGCGATCAATATAAGCATCTTGAAACAGTCGCGCGCATCTTCGGATAGTTCATCTCTATCCCTCAGAGACTTGACAGCAGCAACAGCGTCTCGTCTTGTCTGATCAGGATATGTAAGATGTGAACATGGCAATTTGCCGTTGATCTGTTTCTGAATGATTGCACCACCCATAACGTGCGCACCACCTAGTACGTAAATGGCACCCAATGCTTGTTCATCAGTCTTGATGTTGTCAACGTAGAGTTTTACATCCTCGATAGAATCAGCAGAATAACCTCTATCATACATTACAAGTAGGTCGTTCTTGACTTCATTAGAACGCTTCAAAGCATCGGGTGCCCAGTTATCGATCACAGTATGAATATCTAATAATGATCTGAGCCAAATGGTCCACTCTACAGGGTCAATATCGCCTGATGCCATAGAAAGACCAAAAGGAGTCTGTTCTATTGAATGATGAAGATCGCGAGTTGCCTTGTGGAGTGGACCAAGATCAGCCATTACTTTTCATACGTCTCTGATAAGAACTGCTTTGTTGAGCTAGTCTTTTCAGTGCTAGGCTCATTGATAGGTACCTTCTTAGGCTTCTTTTCTTCAGGAATGAAACGCTCAAGCCAAATCTTAAGCATACCGTTGATGAGATCAGCATTCTTCACTTCTACAGTTTCAGCTAGTGTGAACTGACGATTGAATGCGCGATCTGCAATACCCTTGAATAGATAGTCTGTGGCATCTTTAGATTCTACACTACCCTTAACTGAAAGAACACCTTCCTTCAACTCAATTTCTAGGTCTTGTTGGCCAAAACCAGCAACAGCAATCTCGATGACATACTTGTTATCATCGACCTTGCGAATGTTGTATGGTGGATAAGTAGGAATCTTAGGAAAGTTCTCTGTAGCAGCGGCAACACGCTTGAGGATTTCATCGAATCCTACTGTCGTATTGAATTGCTTGGGAAGAGAGAATGGGTCAGTAAAGCCCTTAAAAATATCACTCATTATAATACTCCTGTTTAGCGAGTGGTTATGTCTTCCATTGTTAGGCAAGACAGTATATTTATAACATTATTATGTTGAGTTGTCAATGTTATTCTTCAATTCATCCAATTGTTTTTGTTGTTCTTTTATGGCTTCTATTAAAACACCCACAATGTTACCATAAGTTACACCTATAGAACCTTCAAAATCACTAACAACTTGAGGAAGAACTTCTTTCATTTCCTGAGCTATAACACCAACTTTAGATTCTCCAGTATCTTTTCGAACATAATTCACACCTCTCATTCTGCTTACTAAATGAAGAGCGTTTTTAATTGTAGTGATATTTTCTTTTTCTGAAGCGTCAGAAAGTGCTATGATATCTCCAGTTGCATAAATTGCACCACTCACATGAAGTTCATATGACGGAGATAATACACCAATACCAACACGCTTGCTGAATTTATTGAAAACAAAGTCTGCTGTTCCGTTGAGAGTTCCAGCATCATTAAACTGTACATATGTATTAGAACCTGCGGCTGAACTTGAACCGGTAGCACCCTGAGTACCAATACCAATTATTCCCTGAGTACCTTGAACACCTTGAGTACCAGTCGTACCTTGAGTACCAGCACCAATAATTCCCTGTATACCTTGTGATCCAGTTATACCTTGTGATCCAGTTGATCCTTGAACAGAAGTGCCAGTTGTGCCTTGAACAGAAGCGCCTGTTGATCCTTGTGATCCATTTGTACCTTGGACACCTTGACGACCTTGAATACCTTGTGATCCAGTTGATCCTTGAACAGAAGTGCCTGTTGTGCCTTGAATAGAAGTACCTATTGTACCTTGAGTACCTGTTGTACCTTGAACAGAAGTACCTATTGTACCTTGTGACCCTATGGTACCCTGACTACCTACAGTACCCTGTGATCCAGTTGTACCTTGACGGCCCTGTGTACCTTGAGTGCCTTGAATAGTAGATATTGCATTACCGTTAATTAAAACGTTTGCTGCATTGATCGTACCAACAACATCAAGTTTGTAGATAGGGGATGATGTGCCGATACCTACGTTAGTATTAGCTACAACAAGTATTGGTGTTGTATCATTATTTGCATATACACCGAAAGATTCTTGACTTCCTTGCCAATCACTCTGTCTAACTCTGAGAGCGGTGGCATTATTAGCTACTGTTGTCCAAACTCTAAGGGTTTTATCTGGTGTTCCTGCCTGTGATCCTTGTCCTATTGTAGTATTGGCTCTATTGTTTCTGAGCATACCATTTCCAGCAGGACTTACAAGTTCAATAGCTCCACCAAAATTATTAGCGCCAAAAGTAAAATTAGGTGCGTCTGTGACAAATCCTGTTGATGACATGAGCATGTTGTTTGCATCACGAATCAACATCGTGTAGGAAGAATCTTTTTTCTCACCCTTGTTATCTACAGAGAAAACAACATTATAACCGTTATCAGAACCAACAAAGAAACGACCATCGCCTGTAATGGTTGCTATTCTTGCGCCTGTATTTGATGTTGCGCGTAATAACTGAGTTGAATAGCTATTTGCGCTTGATGTAGTTAGATGAAATTGAGCAGCAGGAGATGTTGTACCAATACCAACGCGACCAGATGTATCAATCGTCGCTGCAATAGCATTATTAGCACCTAGATATAATGGTCTTGGTGATCCAGTACCACCTTCTTCACCAATGATGTAATGACCAGAAGAATTTGCTGTTACATTGATTCGTTCATAGTTTGATGCGTCTGTATATGTACCGTAAATATGTGTTGATGTTGCTGTTGTACCATTAGCAATCGAGAACTTTGCTGTTGGAGTAATACTACCAATACCAACATCGCCGTTAGCAGTCATTGTCATAGCGACATTGGCGTCATCTTTATACCAGAAATGATGACCCTGATTACCGCCACCAATGTTACCAATCAGATATCGAGCCTGTAATGTTCCACCCCAGTTCTTTGACCAAAGACCAAAATGACCATAACCGCTATTGTATGTAATAGCAAGACGACCACCTGAGTTTGTATTAATGTATTGGAAATCAAGAGCAGCGCCTGGAGTTGCTGAGTTTTCATTGTTCTGAAGTTTTAGCAACGAAACTGTTTGGTTTGGTACGTTGTTGCTAATAACAGTTGAACCAGAAACAGATAGTACGCTAGTTGAGTTGGCGGCAACACCACCAATACTCATGCTTGACGTTACATTTGCTGTACCGATTACATGGAGATTGGACGTTGCTGCAGCAATACCAATACCAACATTTGATGATACTAATAATGTACCATCGTTTGGATTTTGTGCAAGATAAGCATTACCAATTGCAACACCACCAGCAGGTGCGATTCTTACAGTAGCGTTGGCTTCAGTTTTGGATGTTGCATCTGCTATGCCACCTGTAGTAAAGCGCAAGTCGGCTTGACCAAATGATCCTAATGGCACACTCCAAATTGCTGCCTTATTCTCAACTCTCTGGAATTTAAGTGCTTTCACTCCAGAGTTATAGTTATCACCAAAAGAAATGATATCGCCTTGTATTGTTAATCTGTCAGTCAGACTGGATGCTGTGCCAATTCCAACAAAACCTCTGATGCTCAATGTATTAGATGAAGGATTATATGTAAAACCTGGAGATGTTTGCGCTGTCTGATTTGAACCAGCATCTGTTACGAATACTGGAAATACAGTATCGTTAACTGTAACGGCAGTAGCGTTGATAAGAGTTGAAGGTCCAGTTGTACCTTGTGATCCAGTTGATCCTTGAACAGAAGCACCGGTCGTTCCTTGAGTACCAGCACCGATAAGTCCTTGCGTACCAATAGCACCTTGTGAACCTGCTGTGCCTTGAATAGAAGTACCTGTTATACCTTGAGTACCAGCACCAATAATTCCTTGTGTGCCTTGAGTACCAGTCGTACCTTGAGTACCAGTCGTACCTTGAGTACCAGCACCAATAATTCCTTGTGTGCCTTGAGTACCAGTCGTACCTTGAGTACCAGTCGTACCTTGAGTACCAGCACCAATAATTCCTTGTGTGCCTTGAGTACCAGTTAATCCTTGTGAACCAGTTATACCTTGAGTACCAGCACCAATAATTCCTTGTGTGCCTTGAGTACCAGTCGTACCTTGAGTACCAGTCGTACCTTGAGTACCAGTTGTTCCTTGGACAGAAGTACCAGTCGTACCTTGAACAGTAGCGCCCGTCGTACCCTGTGAACCAATAACTCCTTGTGAGCCAGTAGTGCCTTGAATAGAAGTACCAGTCGTTCCTTGTGATCCAGTTGATCCTTGAACAGAAGTACCTGTTGTACCTTGTGATCCAGTTATACCTTGTGATCCAGTTATACCTTGAACACCTTGACGACCTTGAATACCTTGTGCACCTTGTGAACCACTTAATCCTTGTGATCCTGTTATACCCTGCGAACCTGTTATACCTTGGACAGAAGCACCGGTTGTACCTTGAACAGAAGTACCTGTTGTACCTTGTGACCCAGTTATACCTTGAGTACCAGCACCAATAATTCCCTGTGTACCTTGAGTGCCAGTTAATCCTTGTGTACCTGTTGTACCTTGTGATCCTGTTGTACCTTGTGATCCTGTTGTACCTTGTGAACCTATTGTACCTTGTGATCCAGTTGATCCTTGAACAGAAGCACCAGTCGTTCCTTGTGATCCTGTTGTTCCTTGAACAGAAGTGCCTGTTGTACCTTGTGATCCTGTTGTACCTTGAACAGAAGTACCTGTTGTGCCTTGAGTACCAGTCGTACCTTGAGTTCCCTGACGACCTTGAATACCTTGTGCACCTTGTGAACCAACGGCTCCTTGTGATCCTGTTGTACCTTGTGAACCAACGGCTCCTTGTGATCCTGTTGTTCCTTGAGTACCGGTCGCACCTTGTGTACCACTAGTACCTTGAGTACCAGCACCAATAAGTCCTTGAGTACCTTGTGTACCAATAGCACCTTGTGTTCCTGTTGTTCCTTGAACAGAAGCTCCTGCTGTACCTTGAGTACCTGCACCAATAAGTCCTTGAGTGCCTTGAGTACCAGTTAATCCTTGTGATCCTGTTATACCTTGTGATCCAGCACCCGTAGTACCTTGTATACCAAAAGAACCTTGTGCTCCTTGACCACCATTTGTTCCTTGGGCCGCTTGAGCAAAATTTAATCTCCAAGCATTACCATCACTATGCCAGCGATTTCCATCGTCTGTTTGTACTTGTTTGCCTCTGTATGCTACTGGATCTAATGTTGATAAAGAAGAAAAAGCAATGATATATAATCCATCATCAGTGAATTTTCTTCCTGAAAGAAATTTTTCTGTCACAGCACGCCCACATGTTCGGCTGAAGCCTGTTCATTAGCAGATGCCCACACATGAAAACTTGCTGTATCTT